TAAGGTGGCAAGAGACCCACGCTTTGGAAACATGAGCAAGCCAGATGCGGCGGTATTGGCTGGCGAGATTACGGTCAACTTCAACATGAGGGGTTCTGGCAAAGAACTCCGCCAGTTGTATTTGTTCTTTAACCCAGCGGTACAGGGTACTGCCGGAATGATCAAGTTGGCGTACAACAACAAGGGTAAGTTTGCGGCATTGGCTGGCGCTTGGATGACTTTCGGCATGATGATGAATATGCTGGGTCGTGCCTTGTCCGGAGACGATGACGATGGCATCAACAAGATTGACAAACTTCCAGTCTATAAGCGGGGAACATCCATCGTTATCCGTGCAGACAAGAGAGGTGAGGCTATCCCTTTGCCTTATGGTTGGAACGCTTTGTATGCCACGGGCTACTTCCCAATGGACAGTTTGATGTATGGAGTTCCTTGGAGCGTGACTGCCAAGCGGATTGCCGCTACTTGGTTTGAGGCTTTCTCGCCAGTTGGCGGGTCGATTGCTGACGCATCCACCCCAGCAGTTGCCGTCGCCAAGACAGTCGCTCCTACCTTTACCTTACCCGTAATTGAGTGGATGCTCAATGAGAACAGGCACGGCTCGCCTATCTACAAGGACGACGACTACAACAAGACTCCTGTGCCTGACACGCAGAAAGCGTTTAGATCGGTCAGCCCAATATCCAAGTGGACGACAGACAAAATTCACGCATTGACTGGCGGCAACCCATTCACCCGTGAGGGTGTAGATATAAACCCAGCCTTGATTGATCACATCGTTGGTTCGTATTTGCCGGGAACGATCAACGAGACTTACAAGTTGGCAAGCACTGCCGTAAGGCAAGCCAAGGGCTTGGATGTGGGTCGGGAGAAGGAGCCGTTGTTTGACCGATTCTCTGCCTATGTTCCTGAGATGAAAGATGCTGAGACCTTCCGTAAGGTCAAAGACGAAATGGGTGAAGTCATCAACGAGATGAAGAACACTCCTGACAACTCGCCTAGAAAAGCCGAGTTAAATAAAAGGTTCCCTAAGGTGGAATCGGCTTGGGAAGCAATCCAAATTACAGATAAGAATCTGCGTAGTCAATCTTCACTGTTTAATAACTTTGAGCGACAGACTGAAGTAATGCGCTTGAATGGTACGGTCACACCAGAGCGGGAGGCTGAGTTGATTGCTCGTCAGAACCAGTTAAAAGCGAACACTAAGTCGCTATATAAGATGGCAACCCAGCGCTTCATTGAGGCTGGGTTCCGAGACAGGCTGGTCTCTGGGAATTAAAACCGACTAGCCGCCTTATCGATGAGCGCCAAGACTTGGCGCAATTCGGGTGGCTCTTCGACTGCTTCCCAGTCAAACTTGCCCATCAGTTCCTTGATCTGTAAAAGCATCCGGCGAGGCTCTCCGACCTCAGTCTGGTACTGCCTCGTTGTGATCAAGAGGGCATCCTCAAGGTCTTCGATTTGCTTCTTTGTAGTGTCGTCCATGATCTCTCCTTGTGCTAGATTTGTGCTAGAACGTATCTAAACACAACTCCATATTACTGTTTATAAAAGTGCGGTCTCGACAGTAAGTCGTTGTTTTAATTACACATTGCTCAACATAACTTCAACTAACTTCTGTAGTAAAGTACCACTGTTAATCCGTAGGTCACTGGTTCGAACCCAGTTCGAGGAGCCAATAAACATAAGGGGTTGCCAGTTGGTGACCCCTTTTTTATTTCTGCCTTGTGCTAGATTTGTGCTAATTGCACAACCTTCCCCGTTTGGGGTTGCTCTAACACCCTGTCAATGGTGGCTGAAAACTTGGCTAGATGATCCGTTGAAAGATGAGCGTAGCGTCTCACCATCCTCGGGTCTTGCCATGCACCCAACTCCTGTATCACGTCTAAACCCTCACCAGACTGTCTCATCAGACTAGCCCATGTGTGGCGTAGGTCATGCCATTTCAAATTCGTTAGACCCGCTTTTAACAGCGTTGCCTTCCACATCTTCGATTGCAGTTTCTTTACAGGCTCACCAGTTGGCAGAACAAAAACGTATTTCTTGCTCTTCCCTATCCACGGACGCAAGGCTTGCATCGCAGTGTCGTTGATCGGAAGGGTCAGAGCCATCCCGTTCTTCATCACCGCATCCGGAAACGTCATCTGCTTTCTCATCAAGTTAACTTGTTCCCAAGTCAGCCCAAAGACATTGCCTTGTCGTAGTCCAGTTGCAACCGCTAACAGCGCCATACTTTTGTAAGGCTCTTCCAATGCACCCAGAAGTCTTTGAATTTCTGGTGGCGTTAGAAACCTTATCCTCTCGTTCTTCTCGGGTAGGCATCGAAATAGTGGCGCAGTCTCCAACCACTGGTACTCTCTTGCGGCGGCATTGATGACCGCTCTAAGGAGTGCAATCTTTCGATTGACTGTGGCTGGCGCAATGGGCTTACCATTCCTTTGCCTTGGTCTAGAGGTTTCCCTGTCTCTTATTACCTTGATGACATCAGGTGTGATCTCATCAAGGAACTTGATCTTGCGCTCGGCAAACCGAGCCGTCCACCACTGACCAAAACTTACATCCCCTAAGTGGGTTCGCTTGTGTTCATGTTCGTTGAGCCACCTATCTAAGGTCTCTGCCCAAGTACGTCGCTCTTCTCGCTTGAGATGTTTGCCACGCCATACCTGAGACTTCAAGTCATCGTGGTACTCTTGCGCCGCCTTCTCGTTTTCCGTGAAGCACGAGCCTCTGTACTGAACACCATTGACACTAAAGCGATACCACCATGTATCAACTCTCTTGTGAATTGCCATATCTATTCCTTCCTCTGTAGCAACTTACGTCGAGTACCGCATAATTATTGTAATTTATAAGCAGTACGCAAGTCAAGTGCCTTTATTTTTCCTCTAAGAACAACAGTAACCCCAGCACAAATGCCCCGATAACAGTCACGACTCCTATGAGAGCCAAGACAATTACGCAAATATTTATGAGGGTTTCCATTAAGCGTTCTTCTCTCTGAGTTTCTCTTCAACCGCTACGGCAAAAGCATCTTCATCAAGATCAAGAGTCCATGACTTTCGATTGATGCACTGGAACTTGAGCATCTCCCTTTCTTCGGGAGTCAAGCCAATCCACTCTCTTTGTATTTGGCGCTTGCGCCATCCTATGGCTTGCTCCATTTACTTGCCGGAGATTTCTTTTTGAATCTCACGGTCGATGTACCACCGTGCCTTACGCAAGTCTTCTACCTTGCTGTTTGATTTGAGACCCGCTCTCCAGATGTACTTGACGGCATTGCCCAAACAGAAGTTCATGTGTTCTGTTATTTGGATGCACTCGACATTGGATGGGTGTGATTTGTAATGAGCCGGATGGTTGACTAGATCAGCAACCACTGCCTCAACCACTTTGCGTGGTCTGCCTCTACTTCTTTTAAGCATAGAAACCTCGAATCCTTTGTAGTGATTCAAAGAGACTTTGGATGTGGCGCTGGTCCATGTCAGCGCTTCCCTCTAGTACGTGTTGCACATGGTTTTCTAAGTACCGAAGCACACCGATCTCTCTGGATAAATCGTTAATGCGCTGATGAAGTTCTGTGTTCTGCTCTCTTTGTCTTTTCAGATCATCAGAGAGAAGATCAACAATGCTCTTACCATTCATCGTCTCTAGGTCTTGAGATGCCGATGTCTTGTAGGTCTTCATAAGCCGCTCCCCTGTTCCACACGTTCTCTAGTTCAAAACTGTCCCGCCGCCGTTCATTGGTTGGCTTCTTTGAAACAACCTTGGTTGGCTTGGGGATGGCTTTGGGTTTGACTGGTTGTGGACTTGATGTTGATTCCCGCTCCGGACGTGAGGTTCCTGACAGTCTTTCGTCTGTAGTAAAACGGGTATTGCAGTTTTGACACTGCCGTCTTCGTCTAAGTGAACCGTCACCTTGGAGTCGAGTGTCAATGACATCTGTCTTGCTCTTGCATAGATGACACTGCATTGCTGTTCGATGCCCTCAGTGCGGTTACAAAGTCAGCAAAAGAACCCGCCATCACCATCGCTGGCGTGAGTACCTTGTCTGGGTTTTCGTTGCAGTCCATCAAGATGGACACGCCCTCTTGCTCGTCTACGAGTTTGATGGTTACGGTAGCCATACTCAAACCTCCGACACTTCTGCTTTAGCAACATCCTTTTTTTCGCTGTACTGAGAGCGAATGAATGAGTCTAAATCTTGCTTATGAAATCTCCATGCTCGTCCAACCTTGGCGGCTGGTATACGTCCATGTCGAGCCAAGTAGCGAACTGACTCGCTACTTATTCCTAGGTATTGCGCCGCATCTTCAATAGGTATCAACATTCACATCTCCTTGGTTTGA